AAGGCACAGTCGATGAGGGTGAACCATATATTGTCATAATATACATAGGTTCATTGCCCGCAGATTGTCCAATCTCTTTGAGTTATTACCATTGGGTACGGCCATTAACCGTGTTCCCTAATAATTTTTCAACTATTAGGTGGTATCAAAGAGCTCTAAGGAGTTTCCTGCTATTAAGATGTCTCGCACAAGTTGTTGTACTTGTACTAGCAAGTTATACTGTTTTTCCCTTTCGTAAAAAAGGGCAGCTTGCTTTTACTGGCAGTGCAAAATTTACCAGAAATGCGAACTATGTTATAATTGACCGCAGTTGTAATGAAGTCGAATTTTTGCGGGTTACCACAACCGGATGCTACAACACCACTGCCATTTGAGGCATCGATAGCAGCTTGGGAAGCGACTGGGGCAATGCTGACATTCGTAAGTTTACCATAGTTAGTACTGCCCATAGGGTCTAGACAGAAGAAGTCCAACGAATAGGAGTACATATGGTAACCAGTTTCAAGTGGGATGACCGGAGCATGATACCAAGGATTAACCAATGAATAGTAATCACTGCCCATGCAAGAGAGACGAGCTGTATTTTCATAGATAAGAGAGGTATTAAGAATTGGGTCAAGAGCACAAGGGGGGTAGAAATCGACAACAGTGTCGCCTGGGACGGGTGAAGCAGTGGTGTAATTGGACCACTCACAAGAGACAGTTTTATTGCGACAAGCGAAGAACAAGGCCTTGATACTGTGTGAAAACCGGATATCATAAGACGGTTGGCTGTTTTGGTTTGGTACAAACGTCTGAATGGGCGCAGTTTGTACCTGTTCGATAAGAATATCACGGGGAGCGCAGGCCATACGTTTTCTCTCATCTGAGGACACAATTGCATATGTGGACCAAACTTGTACACATTTGAGTTGAGGTTCACCTCCAACAAGGTCTGTAACAGCAGCACAAGTAGATGAAGCAGCACTAGCATCAACATTCGTAACGTTATCGACAATGAGAAGTTCGGACCAGTTTCGGAAACTGAAAGTAATACGAATATCATTGTACGGAAGAGCAGCCGTCGGGAGGGCGACACCACTATCGCGTGCATAGAAGAACGGGAGGGGAAGATTGAGGGTGACAGATGGAATGGCAGTGGCACTGTCGTGTTCTTGTATCAATTCGTTAATGTTGCCTATCATGTTGTTGTAACCAGTGCGTTTACCAGCTGGTACGGTGAAAGCAGACCAGAAGTCAAGATGATAATTATCGAATCGGGCCGCAACCAAGTCATTGAATGTGATAGCACATTCTCGAACAAGATTGTGCATCAAGTTACGAGTCCAACGAAGACGACCATTATCTCCGTATTGATTGCTTTCACTAAGTTGAACAGATGGAAGAGTTACTCGGAGCCATGTGTTAACAAGATAGTCACCTGCACGGGAGATAGTCACTGACCATTCTTGTCCGAATTGGGGTGAACCTGAGGCACGAGAAAGAACTACAGGGACAATGGTGTACCAAGTGGCCTTGCGGGTCTCTCGGACGAAGTATGCAATGGCATCAGGGCCACCATAGAGGTATTTTTCTTGTTCATCGTAGGTTGCCAGGTCGATAAAACCAGAGGTCAAATTTGAACTGCAGATAGAAGACATATTATTTATTATAGAGATATAATAAATTTTTTTATTTTTTTTCACATACATTTTAGCCATATAGTAAATTATAATTTAAAAACTGAATGATTTTGAGTGCATTTTAAAAATGAATTTCATTGTAAAGTTTTTAAATTCATTGTAAAATATCAACATGGATATTCAAGAATTAATTAAATCTATCGAAAAAGAGAATTACTTAAAGAATCTAAATTTAGTCGTTGGGAACGTAAAATGAAAGCCGAATTAAATAGACAAAAGACTGAATTAAATAGACTTCAGTCACAAATTGATGAACTACATATCACATGTAAAAATGAATAAAATTATACACAACAATATACTTTTTAATGTCGATTTTATTCATTTTGATTAGTATTATATATGTACAAAATTTATGTATTTCTTCTTCAAGTACATTGTTATGCACAATTTTATTTATACTTGTTTTGATTTGTATCTGATATCCAAACTTTTTAGAATAAATCTCGTCAAAATTTTAAAAATGAAGTTACATTTATGTACAGTTATAAAATTGTATAATCAATACCAAATGTTGTTTACAATTATAATTTCCACTTTAATTGTAAGTACATGTGCACAATCTTTGTGTACAACATCTTCAGATACGCCAAAATGTGCTATACAATTTAATGGAAATTATATAAATTGTTATTGTGTTGTAGATCCAATTACAAATACTGTTTCAAGATATACAACAGTAAACAATTATCAAGATGATTTGAATTTATGCGCGAATTCAAATCAAAATACATTTTGTTGTCCATATAACTTTTTAGATAGAAGCAATACTTTTGTTTACAATGGTTATGTTTACGATAAAATGTGTAACAACATTGGTATTTACACCTCGTCACCTCCTTCACCGCTACCAGTGCTTACTACTACAAATTTAGAAGCATATGCAACTATTTATGTGACACCAGCGCCCACGCCGACACCTGTTTTAGCTCCACCTCAACCTACGTCTACAGTTACAATTGTATCGGTTTCTACTCAAATTGTACCTACAACTGTAGTATCGGTTTCTACTCAAATTGTACCTACAGTTACAACATATACGGAAACGATATATCCTACACCGACGCCGATTCAAGCAGCTGAAATTGGTCCAGTACCTATCCCTGTGCCTAATCCTACGCCGATATCGACAGTAACTAAAACAGTAGTTAAAACTAAAACAGTAGTTAGAACTAGAATATATAGAACAACAGTTTGTCCTCAATAAATTAATGACTTTTGTCATAACTTGTACATTTTAAATTAATGACTATATGCGTTTTCAAAATCGTTATTTGGTATTATTTGCCCATTTGTAAAATTGACTGTGTAATCATCTAAACATGGAAAACCCCCTCCTGTCATTTCTGGCATATATATACATGGTTGTTGTTTTCCATTTACAACTTTTATAATATATGTTTTTCCGTTATATGAATATGCATTTAAATTAGTGCCTTGATAATTGATACTACTATTACATGTCGCACCTGGAGGACATCCAACTGGTGGTATATTTGGTGCATCAATTGCAATTGGTTTTTGTGGTGGAGGTGGTCCTTGTTGAGGAACTTTACACGTTCCATTTTCAAAAACTTGTCCTGGCGGGCAATTTCCATTTGGGTTATATGATAAATCAACGACACATACTTTATTATTGGTAGCCGACGGTTTTTGTCCAGGAGGGCATGGACCAGACTGTACAGGTGGTTTTCGTGTAGGAGGTTTTATAGGAGGTTTTACACCAGGTCCATTACCACCACTATTAAATCCTTGGTCTTTACCCAACATTGTATCACTAAATTTCCGGCATTTTCCATCCCTCAAAGCTCCTGGTACATTATTTACAACACATAGTGCAAGACATTTTCCATTTTTATCTTGAAATTGGGTTTGAGAATTACAATTTGAAGTTATAGGTTTATTAAAAAGTGGATTATTAATAGTACCACTGCTTGTATTATTATTAAATGCTTGACATGAACCACCATTCATAAAACCAGGTCTATTATTTGACATACATAAACTAACACATTTTCCATTTTGACTTACTTGATTACCAGGACAAGAAGACGGTTTCGGTATACAATTTTTTTGCCCTGGTTTTTTACATGGTGGTAATGGAGCTTGTGGTGGTTGTTGATTTCCACCACTACCACTGGTTGGTATACAATTTTTTTGCCCTGGTTTTTTACATGGTGGTAATGGAGCCTGTGGTGGTTGTTGATTTCCACCACTACCACTGGTTGGTATACAATTTTTTTGCCCTGGTTTTTTACATGGTGGTAATGAAGCCTGTGGTGGTTGTTGATTTCCACCACTGGTTGGTATACAATTTTTTTGTCCTGGTTTTTTACATGGTAGTAATGGAGCCTGTGGTGGTTGTTGAGGTCGAACACCAGGTTGTTGAGGTTGAGGTTGAGGTTGTGGAACACTAGGTGGTTTAACACAATTATTAGATAATATATCCAATACATATCCAGTTGGACATGTACGTTGATCCATATTTAAACCTGGTATACCAGGAACAGAATTTTGTCTAGGTTTTGGTTTAGCTGCAAACATAAAAGTTGTTGGCATTTGTATCATTATTAAACCTAATAATATAATCATTACCACTATGACAACAATACTAAATAAACTCATTTATTTATAATTTTATAAATAAAATGTACATAGGCGGTTTAAATATTGATTATCTTGAACAATATAATTCAAACGAATTTAGTATAAATGACAAAGGCACTTTAATAAGAGCAACTGTGACTCGTAAATCCAAGGATGGAACTGGTAAAACTCCAGACAAACGAAGAAATGAAATTAGTTTTAGAAATGGTTTTTCATACAATTATAATTTCAAGGTGCAAATTACTGGAAGTCAAAAAAATTCTATAGTTAATATATGGCAAATTAAAAAATTAGGTGATAACTTTCCTATAATTTCCATTGGTATCAAACGAGATGATGGTGGTAATCATTTAGCTTATAAAATTCGTGAAAACTCGTCTGTAGTCATAAGTGATGCAGATAAACACGATATATATGTAAA